ATCCTTTTAAAAATCTAACTAACGCTACTTTTAACATAAATTTTCTCCTTTGGTTGAAATTCTTTATGATTTAGCATTGTTTTACAAATACAAAATCCTTCTAGTTTTGTATGGAGTTCTCCGCAAGAAGGACAAATCCAAAACAATGATATAATCTTCCCAAAATTAATCGAGGTCATTATTTATTCCTCCCAACTATATAACCTAAAATAACTCCTAACATTATGCCCCAAATGAAGCACACTAATGTTTCTAAGCTCATTTACTCTCCTTTACTGTCCCACATACAGTGCATCTTGCTTTATCATTCGGACATTCGTTATGTACTCTTTTGCCTTGTCCATAATGTTGGTCTTGATAAGTATTTGTACAAGAACAATACTTAATGACTGCCATTTCCTTCCTCCTCTAGAGAGGCTTGAATATTAACAAGGATGGATTGGTTATGATTTAATCCACTTCCACCAGATACAATCCCTACAAGATTACCTTTATTATCATATACTCCGCCTCCACTTGAGCCAGGAGCAGAATATACTGATGTCATAACAAGATTGTGCGATGGAGCTGGGTAACCATACAATTTAAGTAAGTCTCCAATAACTGGCATTATAGCCACACCTGTGTGAATCTCATAACTAAAGTCCCATGTAAACCAAGGATTATCTAGGTCCATCGGTTCTTTAGGTTTAATTGGACCGAAAGCACTTAGTTCTTCTCCAAGCTTCATAGATGAAATATGGGCTTGTGTGGGCCAACTGAAATTTGGAATCAACATTTGCGCCTCATCCGTTTGTTTAAATATCTTCGTAGCTCTAGCGATATGTAAACTATAATCAGCTAACATGACATTACACTCTTCATATGTATCAAGCACATGTCTCGCTGTGGTAATAGTGACACCTTCTGATGATACATTGGTAATAGTTCCCTGACCTCCAAATGGGCCACATGAAATAATCGCTCTATTATTTTCCATTGTTTTAGCTACATTGTCAGCTACTGTAAATTTGAATTCATAGTTAACTAATGTAAAAATAAACGTCATCATGATTAACATAGATGACAGAATTAGTTTCCTAAGCATTAGACATTTCCTCCTTTATTTTTTTAATTAGTAAACTACGTTCATATTGAAATTCCCATCTTTCACCTGGGTAACCGTCCTCTTCAGCTAATTGGTAATGAGTTTTAATATTGTTATCTGGATCTAATTTATAATGATTAGCTAACTCAGCAGTTAACTTACACAATGTTATTATCTGTGCTTGAGTAGGCGGATATTTTCCGTAAGAAGAAGGCCACGAAATTAAATCTTTTGAACCTTCTCCTGAATTAACGGCACCGTACATACCACATAAACTAATTCCTAAATTTCCAGTATTATGATGCCAAGCATGTGCTAAAGGTTCAAACTCACAGAAGTATAGGTGTCTAAAATCTCTAAACGCTCTTGAATCAACATGAACAGAACCATCTCCTAAAATTTGAAAGTGATAGGCATCATCAAAAGTTTGCGCATAGGTACCTACGGTCCAATGAAGCGTTATTAAATCCACTCCAGTGGGCATCAATGTATTAACAAATGACTTTATATCATTTGGTGATAACATCAAAATGGGACCTCCGATTTACCTAATCCTTTGACAATATCCACATCTAGGTATTTCTTTTCGTTGAATTCGCGTTCGGTGACACTGAATTCTGCTTTAATTCCATTGACATCGAGTGTATTCAAGGACTCCTTATCTCCAACTTTAACCTCGAGTTTGTTAAGAGCTTCTAGTAAATAGAAGTTACTATCTTTGCCATTTACATTAAATTGTCGGGTAAAGTAACTATTACCATCTACGTTAATTTTGAATGCTATTTGAATTGTCCCTGTCTTTTCATTTAGCTTCTTAGTAATACCAGTCACCGTACCAATATAGTTACCTGGAGCTAACTTTGGAGCTGATGCTTTACCTTCTTTTGCTTGTGTAAAGTCAATTTGAATGTCTTGCATTTGCTAATTCCTCCTTTTGATTCAGTATATTAAACAATTTAGTCATATCTTGGTCAATAACCAAGTCAACCTTTTCAGTTCGAATCTTCGCTGAAATCTTATCAGACCCCCTCGTAAGTAGTTTATATTGTTGTTTACCTTCGGTAGTACGTGTAAATGAATACAGCACTGCATCAACTAATGACATAACCTTGTAAGGCAAGTCTTTACCTGGCATTGCTGGAACCTTAACTAATGTCTCATCATCAGCTTTATCCTGGGAAAGTGCAGTAATAACTAAATTAACTCCATGTAACCGAGGAAAGTCTAAATATGCACGCACTAGTTCTTCTGCTTGACTAATAATCTGACCCCATTCTCCAATCGTAAGCTGCTTACCTGACTTTCCTCCCGTAATTTCTTTCTGAATCTTGTATACAATTTCTGTTAACGAATCAATAACGATAGTTTTGTACTTATTTTGTTTAATATCTTTAGTAAGCTCAAGATAAGCCTGTCTGATATCGTCCACTTTTGTAACATTAAGGAAATCAACGTCCTTAATTCCTCGTGATAATCCGGTAAGACCCGCTTCGGCATCGATATATAAGATAGGTCCTGGGCTTGATGCAGCAGCAGTAGTCTTTCCTGTTCCTGAGTTGCCATAGATTAACACGCTCCTTGCTTCGGGGTAATCAACCAGTTTCTTAATATTCATTGTTGTCCTCCTTTAAAGTTTTGTAGAGTTTTTAACAACATTTCAGCCATTATAGTAATGTACTCATCATAACTTTTAAGAACTTCATACTGAACTGCTGGCGGTGTTGACATAGTACCCATGAAGTAGTACAGTGTTTTTTCCATAATCATTGAGTAGTTATTTAGGTATTGAAGTCTTAAGGTTTCTGGGTACTTACGTAATTCATTTGAGTACTCTGTTGGCAACACCCAGGTCATAACTCCATATCTACCTTCAAGACGTATAGTTTCATTTGTTGACATATTATTCTCCTTGATTACTTTCCATATATATTTTATTTGTTTTTATTAATTTAATAATTATTTCTAAATGATAGACAATGTCATTAAGTAAAAGTTTTTGACTTTTTATTATCCTATTTTTATTAGAAATCATACCATTAAGTTTCATAATTGTAACAATTCTCCTTAAATGGACACCAAACGCACTGTACTCCACGATTGCGTAAGAACATAGTGTCATTCTCAATCTTTTGTTCCCACATTGGATATTCACTTTGTAACCTATTTACTTCGGTTTGAGGCACCAAAACACATATACGTTCGAATTTAGGACGAGTCTTGGCTTCCTTAGTACGTATCAAATTATAACAAACCTTGTTGACACCCGTAAACATTGAATATGTTTTAGTCTGTTCGTCATGTAGCAATTGTTCTAATATCGATGGTGCCCATTGACCCTTAAACTTATGGTCAATAATGAACTGTGTTCCATCACGTTCAGCCAGTAAGTCTATTTTACCAGTTATATTGTTTGAATTGTATTCTTTCTCTATTTCAAGTATTTTCATGTCTTTGTCTTCTATTGAAGCCCACTCATGATAACCTTTGAGAATGTCTTTAAGAACCTCATCTAATTCTTCAGCAATTGCATGTCGTGTGCATAATACATTAATCAATTCTTGACTCTTTTCAGTGGAGTTATAATAGTCTGCTAACACTAAGTGCCCCAATGTACCTATACGTATTTCCCGTGATTCAGGTTCAGGTAATCGGTCAATATACTTAAATTTATATCTACGATTACATTCTCTGTAAGTACGTAGCTTACTATATGATAGTCTCACACTTTCTCCTCTTGGAGCTGACATTTTGTACAGATTACTTCAGTTGCTAAATCCTTCATAATCACCGTGAAATTGTCACATTTAGGACACTGGAACTTATCATATTCAACTTTCTTTCTTGACATAATCTACGAATTCCTCTCCAGTACGCATTAAATCATCTTTTAATAAATCTAATTCTTTTTCTAAGTTATATTTCCATGTACTAAGTTGTTCGTAAGTCCAAGGTAAACTCACACATACTGATCCCCATAACTTTTTTGTTCTTTTGTATGACTTAAACTCTTTCTCTGTCATTATGACTCCTAATCTGGCGCGGCCCCACCACCGACACTGATTTCCCTTCGCCTCGAAAGCGACACACCAATACAATTAATTATAGAAATAGTTTCTATCTTTAGTTACAACATTTTGTAACCCATCATCGTCATACATCCTGGTTCTCGGGCCTTGTTCTTTAGGTACTTCTTTCCTGTAGAACACAAAACTCTGATGTTTTTCATATGTTGTAATCCACTTGCAATAGTTTCTTTCTAACTTCTGTTGCTCTATTAATAGTTCATTCAAGCTAATTTGATGATTATTGTAAGCTTGTTCTAATGTTTTCATTACCAACCCAATTTGATTTACTTTCTGAACAACAACATCGAACGGGTCTTTATACTTTTTCACTGATTTATTCATAATCCCAGCCGAGTCAAGAACATTTTTTACACTCACATGAGATATATTAAGTTGTTGTGCTATTCTTCTAAGACTTAAACCCTTTAAAAACAAATCCACTATCTGGTTCTTCATCGTTCCTATCCTTGTCGTAATTGCCTCCACTTCTATTCACCTTCCCACTCTTTGTAAATTTAACTGTGGCTCCCTCATGTGTCATTGTGGTGTCATTACTAAAAGCATATTCTTCTATACAGTCATCACAGATAATTCCATAGTCTGTTCTACATGGCCAACTTGTGCTAAACTCATCCAAACATCGATTACAAATATAAAGATTATACTTACTCATTTTTTCTATCTCCTCAATCATGGGTCATGTTAAATGACCCTTTTTATCTAAATTCACCTAAATGTTAACATATCTTTAGAACTATATCACCCCCTCCTAACCATTACTATGTTACATACCCATTTAACACCTTTATAAACATTATCTTTTGGACTAGTCCATTTGAACTATTTTAGATACATTTGTATCACTAATTGTATTAATTTTTATTCATATATGTTAAATGTTTGTAAATTATACAGTGTTTAAGCGATTTAACATGACCCATGATTGAGAGAGAGGGGAACATAAGAGGGGTGTGAGAGTGTAATTCACCTCCAATGTATGAAAACAGTGTAACTCAATGAAGTTCAATGAAACTAAATTAAATCACTGAATGAATGAAGGATCTGGAACTGAGTGCACTCAAGTGAGTGAATTAAGTGAAAAGAAACAAAAGAAAAGGCAGTCGTTGATGAAGCTAACTCCTGCCTAGAGTGAATATAAATGTTAACGTGATTCAAGATGAATGGTGTCAATAAGGCGGACTGAAGGATGGATATGTTCGAGAGCTTCTTCGCACATATACTTAATGACTCTCAAATGACGAGCTAAATCTTTCTGTTCAGTTAAATCCATCCAACCAAGTTCACGTAGTTCATCAGTACAGTTATCTAAGTTACTTGCTTGCGACATGTACGCTTCCTCCCATTAATAGGATATCAGATATTTGCTTATGGCTAAAGCCAAACTTCTTAACTAGGATTAAGTACAGTTTAAAGGGAATCAATTTAACACCCCCGTGAGTACCCAACCACGTTCTTTATAATAACCTTCCATGAGTATAGTTCCTGACATATTCAAGAGACGATATGACTCAGGCATTGTAGGCCATGACATCTTAGGGTGAATGATACCATTCTCAGGACATGCAACTGAGCAGATGTGGTTCCAGCGTATTAATTTCGGTGTTGTCTTATATTTAGATGGATTTTGATAGATTTCATCCATTGTTATTCTCCTCCTTCTATGTAATGTACTAATTGTTTAGCTTCGATATAGGTTAAAGGAACAGAAATTTCACTTTCATCAAATCGCAATGTTACTTGAATGTGTTTTTCATAATGTTCAATTTCTATATATGAAGATTTGCTAGTTATAATTTTCATTTCATACCTCCTTGTATAGTTTATTGTAATGTGTGAGTAGTTCAGCTAAGTCTGTATTGACCTTAGTTAACTGTACCAAACCTCGTACAAATTGTTCTGTTGATAGGTTACCTTCGAAGTACTTGGTTTGTAAGTCACGGATAGCCTGTATATTGTCACTCATTGTTATCACCTCCTGGTAATGACATACATATAACACAACCTAAGAACAATATTCCTAGTACTATATTGATAGTTCCGTACCAGTTCATTATAAAGTCTATCATGTTAATTCCCCCATGTCAAGTTAAGTAGTATCATATTTATATTATACCCTATCAGTTTCATTTTGTCAATAGTTCTACAATAATATCTACATAAGTACGTAAATGTAGGTAAATTGAACCAACGTATACTCGAACGGGTATAACTTCAGATGATACTCAAATAAGTATAAGGTATAATATTATAGCTCGGTGTGTTAGACGCAGTCCTAGAGGATGCGATTTAGTAGAGAATCAAAAGGATGATACTACAGATGGTAGAATTTATAAAAGGTTTAGTAGAAGTTCCGCTTATTGGAGCTGGAGTAATTTGGTTTACTTTATGTATGTTAGTACAAATAAATAAAAAAGAGAAATAAAAAATCCCCCAATTTCTTGAGGGAAAGTTGTGAGGGGTAAACGGTTACTTAATATTCTTAAATATTTGTATTGCTATAAAATCTTCTGTTGCTTCGAATATCCTTAAAATTTTATGATTCTTTGTTATGATTGTATTTGTTAGTGTTGTGTAGAGTTCATATCGGTCATTATTAATCCACTTTGTCATTTGTATCACCGCCTTATGAACCAAGTATACCACGATCTAACGAACTTGTCAAGCCCTTAAGGCCCTGTAATGAAAGACAATGCGATTGTCAATCAAAGCCCCAATGATTATCCCCACAGACATCTGTCCCCAAACTATTCAGGACCCTAGAGCCTACACTAGATTGGGTTACATTCAGTCATACGCGAATCATATTTCGCATGTTTTATAACGCGCGAATTAATTACGCGATTACAGGGGGGTGCCAAGCCCTCGCGGGGAGAGGGTATATGACATTTATTACCCACCCACATAAAAAATACAAAGGATTTCATGATGAAAGATGATCAGAATAAAGAAATTGATTTCGTAGAAGACAATAAAAAGCGTAAATATAGTATAACTCCTAAGGTGAAGGAGCAACGAAAGAATGCGGCTATAACAAAACATACTGACTTTAGGGAATTAACTAATTATCTTTTAGCTGGAAAGCTTCAAAAATTTGTTAAAGAGATCACAGATGAAGAGATTGAGAAGGCTTCCTTGAAAGATAAAGTCGTAGCGGTAGGTATATTATATGATAAGTTATACCGAGATAAGACAAATACGGCTCCAGTACAAGCAGTACAAATCAATATAAAGGCTCCAGAAGGGCAGCCTCCCCTTGATTTAAGGATAGGAGTGCCTACTGAGGAAGGAAATGCGTCCTAGAGCAACGTCGGGCATTTGGGAGGGTATTTTAGAATGAACATACTCTATCTATCTCCAGGCAATACTATTCCAATTGCTAATAATTTAGTTCGAGATGGCCATAAGGTTTATTATTGGCCAGCTAAAGAAGCCTCCGAAGGTATGGGATTAATTCCTATTAAAGATTGGAAGTCCTATGTTCCCAAGGTTGATTTAATTGTCTTTGATGATTGTGAAGGTATAACAAAACCTGAGTTTGAATTATTTACACTAGGTAAACCTGTTGTATCAGGAAATAGTTTCTTTGATCGATTAGAGAATGATCGCATATTCGGTAAAGATATTTTTAAAAAAGTAGGACTTACCATAAGTGATTGTGCTCAATTTACTGATCTTAAAGAAGCTATAAAGTTTATCAAGAAGAACCCCGATAAGTGGGTGTTCAAGGCAAACGGACAAGGATCACGAACATTAGGATATGTTGGTAAGCAGAAAGATGGTAGTGATGTTATAGAACGTATGGCATTTTATGAATCCCACCTAAAGAATAATAAAGATATGTGGGATAAGAAACTCGGTGTTGACTTTGTTCTCGAGCGTTGTGTAGATGGTATCGAGGTGGCCTGCGGTGCTTACTGGGATGGACAGGATTTTACCGGTATCAATATTAATTGGGAACACAAGAAATTGGGTGTGGGAAATGTGGGAGTTGCGACTGGTGAAATGGGAACAGCCATTCGAGCAGTGGAAGCCAATTCAAAGTTTTATCTGGGCACACTCGAGAAACTAAAGCCCCTCCTAAGACAATTTCCCTATCGAACATATGTTGACTTGAATTGCATTGTCAATAATGATAATGCTTATGTGCTTGAGATAACATCACGATTTGGATATCCGATTGAAGCCGGATTGGATTTCATGAGTGCTCTATCAACAGCTGATAGATATATGTTGCTTGGTAAGGGCCAGTTGCACAAGTTGGGAAACAAGTTTTGGAAAGATAAATTTGGGGTCACCGTGGTTTGTGCCACTTTTGGGTGGCCTTATAAAGTATCATATAAAGAATTTGGAGCCGAACAACCCTTTAAGTTTCCTGAACAATTTAGAAAAAATATTTACCTTATGGATGTTGACAAAGTAAATAATCATTACCAGACCTCTGATGATGCTGAAGGTGAAGGACATATCTGTGATGTGTGTGGATCAGGTTCATCGATTGATGAAGCTCGCGATCAAGCATTTGGTATTATAAAAAAGATTGATCTACCGGGAATCTACTATAGGATTGACATAGGTGAGAAAGCCGATGAAGATTATAAGCAAATGAAGCGCTGGGGCTGGCTTTCTTGATTCAGTTTGACCCACACAAAAAACAGTACGATTTCCTAAACTATATATTCAATGATCGCAAAAAAGTAACAGCTTACATCGGAGGTATTCGTGGCGGTAAGACTTATATCGGGGCTAGAGCGGCGGCTCTTAAAGTACTTGAATGTCCCGAACCACGGTTGGGCTGGATTGTCTCTCCTACTTATCCTATGTCTGCAGTTCCTGAACGTGAGTTCGAATCTACTGGTATTATGGAATTTTGTACGTCAAAGAATAAGAATGATCGTTCGTACACTTTTAATACACCGAATGGTGAATTTCGGGTGGAAATTAAGACGGCAGATAAACCGGACCATCTACGGGGTCCAGGACTTGCGTTTATCTGGATTGACGAAGCAGCCTACATCGATGAAGAATGCTTTGATGTCTTACAGGGAAGAGTCTTAGATACTAAAGGCGACATCTTTATAACCACAACTCCCAAACGTAATTGGCTTTACGATCGAGTCTATCTCGAATCGATGTCCGATAAATCATACGCCTGTGTTAAATCTAAGACCGAAGAAAATCCCAAACTTGATCCTGCTGATATAGCTAAACTACGAAAGAGGTACTCCGATGACTTTGCAAGACAGGAATTGGACGCTGAGTTTGTTTCCTTTGAAGGTATGGTCTACAAAGCCTTCGATCCCAAAGTTCACATCATTCAACCTATACCTGTACCGGCTAATGCACAGATATACGGAGGAATTGATTTTGGATTCAATGATCCCTTCGTACATCTTTGGATTGGCTACTGGGATAATCGATACTTTATATTAGATGAACACTACGAGCCAGGACAATCATTCTCCTATCATGCCCACAAAATTTTAATGCAGCCTTTTGATAAACAAGTAATTACACGGTTTGCTGATCCATCTAATCCACAAGGTATGAACGAGTTGGGACGATATGGTGTGTACTCAGTTCCCGGCAAACGAGATATACTATCTGGAGTACAACGGATAAGCAAATTGTTAGAGTCTAAGCGGCCTGATGGCTGGCCGGCTCTTTTAATCTTTGAAAACTGTGAAAAAACAATAAATGAACTTGGTCGCTATTGCTATGGCGATAACAACAGGGAAACCCCGAAATCAGGCTTTGACCATTGTATGGATGCCCTTCGCTATGTTATCTCAAGCATATATGTTGATGAAGATCCCGTAGGTGTTAAGTTAAGTCGTATACCAGAGGACATTAGTCCATCTGAACGGCGTATTATCGAAGACACCATGAGTATACCAATGAATCGGAGATCTATAAAGTCTCCTGAATTCAAACGTTATGTTAAAGAAACAGAGGAGTGGTATTAATGGTTGAATTATCCATTGTTGTAGTGTTTGCTTTGTTGACAATGTTACTTCAGTATTCCCATGCTAATAAATCACAAAAATTGGTAGATAGATTCTCCGATAAACTATTATCATTGACTTCAACTAATTCTTTTGCAACGTATGCAACAATGACACCGACTGCTAAAGAAGACGAGGTGCATATTCAGTCAGGGGGTAATGGTAAGTCTAATGGAAAAGTTTTTGCTGGATTTCCTAGTGAAATGGCTTTTCCGGATCATCTAGAGCCTATATAATGCAAGAATTCTTAGTACGTAGTATTCATTTCGATAATCAAGCTATTCAACGAGTTATTTCTCTCCTTGATTATTATATGGATATTGCTATAGAAAATGAACCCGATGAAACTGAAATTGAGAATATTTCTGATTTGATTTTGGATATTTGTAAACAAGTTTATCAGCGGAAATATGAAAAGGAAATCTGATGGCATTCGGAAATACTACCGATACTGAAACAGGACATTCGACTCAATCAAGTCCCAATGACTATAATTCACCTATGGTTCCTTATTCCATTTTAATGGATGAGGATGCATGTTCTAAAGATCCTGAAAAAGATGCAAACATGGTGGAGCGGTATTATTCCGAGCAACACTACATGAAGTACTTCTTGGAAAGAGAATGGTATATTAATTATGCCTTCTTCCACGGGAAGCAATGGGTATGCTGGAACAGAGTCACTAATCGTGTCGAAGAGCTTCCACGCATACGCAGAGGCGAAGTCCGACAGACCACTAATTTAATATGGCCACGAGTTATGTCCATGCATGCAAATCTTGCTGGAAGTCAGATTCAACATTATATAATGCCGCGCAGTAATTCCGAAGAAGATCGTGAAGCGGCACGTTTATCCCACAAAGTTTTAACATGGTTACGAGAAACAACTAACTATGATGCTAAATGGAGAGATGCTGCATTTAATGCTATCTTAACTGGTACTTGTTTCTTAAAACCGTACATTGAAATTATTGAAGGTGAATACGACGAGGAAGCAGAGACTGATGAATTCGGTAATATCATTTATGATAACAATGGTGATATGTCTGTCAAACGTGGACCTAAGTTTAAAATTAATGTCGATGTTGTTAGTCCTTTTGATGTTCTTATAGATAAGACGGCTACTAAGTTAGATAATTCACGTTGGGTAATCCAAGTTAAAGTTCGTCCAATGTCTTATATTAAAGAACATTATCCTAAGTATAAAGAATATATTCAGCCCGATGTTGATACGAGACTAGCACATTACTTTGAGCAACGAATACAAAATTTATCCGATTCAGAGGGACCATTCACAAATACCTCGCTTGATAACTATTCTAGTGAACCTCACGTAACAATTAAGGAATATTGGGAAGCACCATCTAAGGATTGGCCATGTGGTCGAATCTTAACAGTGATTAATCGTGTTCTTGTTCGTGCTGTTGAGAATTATATCCCAGATGGTATGTTTGGTTTCTTTCCTATTTTCTATTATAAGAATCCAATGCGTTTCTGGGGATCTACTTTTGTTACGCATTTAATTCCATTACAGAAAGAATATAATAGACGACGCAGTCTTGTTATCGAATCTATTCTTAAAATGGGTAAATTGAAATGGCTTCTTCCTAAAGGTGCGGGAGTTCAAGATTTTGCTATTGATACTGAAGTTGGCGAAATCATTGAATATAATCCTATTGCTGGTATTCCACCTACACAAGCATCGCTACAACCACTTCCTCAATATGTCGTAGCTGATCAATCTACCCTAGTTCAAGAAATGGACATGGTATCTGGACAAGCCGATACAACTCGTGCTATCTCTGGTATGCCTAAGAATGTACGTACCATGGGTGCTGCGGCAATGATTCAGGAAATGGAACATCAAAAGATGTTTCCTATTTTCCAACAGCATGATGATACTCATGAAACATTATTCTCAGTAATGTTAAAACTATTTGAGAAGTTTATTCTCATGGATCAAAAAATTACAATCTATGATATTGAAACAGATACATTAGATTCAGTGGAGGCTTCAGGAGATGACCTTAAAGGAAATACAAGAGTCGTTGTCCAGAGCGGTAGAGAATTTCCACAATCGAAACAAGTTAAAAGAGCCGAGATCATGCAGTACTATCAATTGGGATTACTTGGTAGTCCAGGAGATGATAGGACGAGAAAAAGAGTATTACGGCTTCTAGAGTTTGGAGATGTGGCGCAAATCTTCTCTGATAACTCTGAAGAAGAAGCATTGATCATTGATGAGAATCAAATGATGAAACATGGAGAACTTCCAGAAGTTGAAGAGTTCCATGATCACTGGTTACATCTTGAACTACACGATAAAGATCTTAAGTCTATTGGACATAAGATGGATCCAGAAGTTAAAGCTCTATATATTAAGCATAGACAAGCACATGGTCAACGATTAGATAAAATAATGCAAATGTCCGCTCCACCTCCAGGAGCACAGCCCCAAAAAGGTAAACCTGGTCCGAAAGGAAAAGGTAATCCAATGGCGCAAGGTGCTCGAGGAGGAATAGCCCCACAACCGGGTGGTATACCTGGCGGTATGGGAGGCGGGTAAAGTTTCAAATAAACCAAGCACTGTGATGAACAATAAGCTTGGCGAGGAGGCAACAAATGAGTGATTCAATGAATGTTGATGACATTCTAAAGGAGTATTCCGAAGAGAACACGCCATCAGCAGACGAAGATGTCGAAGTAGAAGTAAAGGGTAAGAAATACAAAGCAAGCCAGATTGAAGAATATGAGAAAGGATATCTCAGGCAATCCGATTATACACGTAAGACCCAATCGCTTTCTGAAAAAGAAAAGCAATGGGAAGCCGAGCGACAGGAATATAACCAACTGAAGAATTATGTTGGCGCTCTTATTCAACGAGATCCAAACTTAATTAACTATGCACAACAGTTATTAAGTGGTCAGCAACCTCAATCAGCTATGAATAATTCTGCCTATGCAGATGACCCTTATATGAAGGAAATTATTAATACTCGACAATCTACACAACAGGCAATAAATCAATTATGGCAGCAGCAACAAGAACTCAATGCTCGAATTCATGAACAAGAACTTGAACGTGAGATCAATGCTCTGCAAAGAAAGTATCCTAAGATGGATGTTGACAAGGTTTTAAATACTGTGGCAACACAACCTCAAATGGATATGGAAGAGTTAGCAAAGCAATCCCATGAAGATATGACGCATCGTGTTAATGCCGAGATTCGTGCAATGGCCGAAAATCGTCAGAATCAGAAACGGGCAATTGTCGAAGGTTCAGGTGGTCGAACAACTGGGTTAGGTAAACCAGCTCAAGCACCGAAGACCCGAGCAGAGCTTGAAAAACTCGTAGCAGAACGTTTAAAAATGGTAAATAATTTATAATTATATATAAGAAAGGTGACTAAATATGGCCGCGACGCTCGCAACAATTGATGCTCTATTAAAAGATTATTACTTAGAGTACATCAGAAATGTAATGAACTCAGAAGTTAAACTACTCAAGTTGTTTGCTCGTACGACCGAAGGATGGAGTGGTCGACAGATCATCTTCCCAGTTCGTAACAGCAGAAACTCCGGGTATGGATTTAGACAAGATAATTCAATTCTTCCAGTTGCTGGACAACAAGGATATGTTAAATCGTTAATTACTGCAAAGATCTTCTACGGTCGTTTGCAATTAACGGGTCCTTCCATGGTTGAATCTCGGGACAGTGAAGGTGCGTTTGCACGTGCCCTCTCTACCGAAATTGAATATGGTATGGAGGACTTTAAAGACTATTTCAATGTGATTCTCTTCGGAGATGGAAGCGGTAAACTCGCTACTATCGAAGCAGGTATTACGTTGAGTACCGTCGGTAACAACACTATCACCGTAGATTCTACTCGGTACTTCCAAACCAATCAAGTGATTGGCTTTGTACAAGCTGGTGTGCAAGTTGCCAGTGCAACTGTTCTAACTGTTAACTCAACCACTTCTGTAACCACTGGTCCAGCTACGGCTGCATCTGTGTTGGTTATCGGAAATACGATTGCAAACAATGGTGACACTGGAGCAACCATTCAAGGGTTACTTGGTATTATCGATGATGGTACCGATGTTGGTACTTTGCAAGGTATTAACCGAGCAACCAATCCACAATGGAGAGCTTCGGTTCTTAGTAATGGTGGAGTTCTTCGCCCATTAACTCTCGATCTTTTGCAACGTGGAGTTGATATTGCATATGAAAAAGGTGGCGGAAAAATCGATCGTATGATTGCTCATATGGGAGTTCGCAGAGAATATATTGATATTCTTACTCCTGATGTTCGATTCTCTCCTCTTGATCTTAAAGGTGGAGTTGAAAGAGAACTTATGTTTAATGGTCAAATTCCCTTTGACTTTGATCGACAATGCCAATATAACAGAGTATACATGATGGATACTCCGACCATTCGCTTGTTTGTTCAAGATGACTTCCACTGGTTAGATGAGGATGGTTCTATTCTTCGTTCTTCTGCTGTAGGTGCAAATGGACAAGACTTGTGGGAAGCAGCCATGAGATGGATGGGAGAACTTGGTACTGATGCTCCTGTTCGAAATACTCGTATAGATGATATCTTCCAAACGGTTGAAAACGTAGTTTTGAATAATTAGAATATATGACTTCTTCTGCTTTGCAATTATATTACATAAGAAAAAATTCTGGTCTATGTACTAGATGTGGACAAGAAAATAATTCTAAAAATGTAAATTGTAAAAAATGTAGAAAAATATACAATAATTATTATAAAGGAAATAAACTAGTATCCGTGCAGATGTAATTGTTGCTTTGCTGGCATGTAAGAAGATCACCACTTTATGTCTGCACGGGGAAAACTACTAAGGAGAAAATTAAATGATTAAACAACGAAATGTAGATTCACGGGATCCACTTAAAGCACTTGGATATGTATTTGGGTTAGGGACAGTTTCTGGAACGATTACTGCTCTTCCATTTATGATTTCTAATTTTAGAGCCGTTATCCCAGCACTTCAATTCTTCTATCAATCTGCGTCTGCTTCTGGGTCTATTAGAGTTCAGATTACTGATGTAGCTTCTAGTACACTTGTGTTTGATAGTGGAGTAGTTGCTACAACTGGAACTTCAGGAAATGTATTACAACTCTTTAATACCTTAAATCCAGTTATTAACTATATGCCTTGTGCTGATTCACAATTAGGAGTACTTCCTTTAGTTAATCAAACTGATACGTTAACAGTTACTATTACACCTGTAACTGCAACTTATACTGCTGCGCATATTATGCCGGAATTCATTGGAATCTAATGAAGCAACACTGGACACATAAATATACACCTGATCCTGGATTCACTGAAAGGCTTCGAGACTATGATGAATATCTTGAGGCCTTTTGGGATGCCATTAAAAATGATTGGGTAATAGTACGAAGAGGTAAAACTGGATATCATGAAATAGGTCATTATAAAACTTTGGATAATAGAACTATGCAATCGTTATATGATGGAGATCTTTGGAGAGTTAAAAGTTCTAAAGAATTCGATGCTTCTATAACTAATCATAATGGAAAAATTAAACAAGAAATCAAAAATAGACAAAAAGAGAGTGCCGAAGAAGATGCACGAAGACTATATGTTGATCATATTCGTGAGCACAAAACTCAATTTTAGGAGACAATAATGGCGATACCCGAAGATCTAAATGATAGACAACGTCAGGGCATAGTAGATTCTACTCTACCGCTATTGCCAAATACATCTGCAGGAAATACACAGCCTGCCACTGTAGTTGTAAACCCTGACGGAACATTCGTTGGTAGTGGCGGTGGCGGAGGAACAGTTACCGCAAATCAAGGAACACCAAATACTATTGGTAATTCTTGGCCAGTAGAAGTAACTGATGGAAGTAATGTACTTGGAGTTTCTGCTCATCCTTTAAGAGTTGACCCAACTGGAACTACAACTCAACCAGTCAGTGGATCAGTCTCTGTTAGTAACTTTCCTGGAACA